CAATGCTAGGAACGATTTATCACCAGCCTTTAATAAGTGCGGTGGGTCAAACACTACAAGGTGAAAACTTTCATCTTCAAAAGGCATCTTGCGGAAATCTGCAATCACATTAGGTTTTACAATTAATTTCCTACCATCGCATAGCGTTGTTTCTAATGCACGGTTATCCATATAAACAGTTTCTTCATGTTCTCTGTCGAACCAGAACATTTTAGAACCACAACACGCATCTAGTATTTTCATTCTTCACACCTTGTTTTCAAAAGGGTTTATAGTTTCAAAAATTACAAAAGATGTATTTTTATATCCGTTTCGTTCTTCCCATTCACGGAATACCTTTGTTAAACTTTCCTGTAATTCGTCTATATGTTCCTGTTTTACACTAAGCAAATACTCATCAGAATATTCGGCTATTTCATCATCTAGATCATACTCAACAACATCTTCAATGACATGGTCGGCATCAACAGTAGGCACATAATAATAAGGGTTCCCTACTCTAATCATCGGTACTTCTTCCGCTGGGTATGTTTCTGCAAAATCTTTCACGGCATCTTCAATGCTTTTTTTAGGTTCACCTACAAAGCCTTTAAAACACCAACACCATTCATTCTCGTTTTTTACTAGCATTTTTACCACCTATTAAAACGGAACGTTTTCATCGTTGCCTTTATCATCTGCAAAATTTTCAAAGTTACTTTCCGTTGCCGTATCATTCAACGCGGATACACCAACGAAACCGGCGATTACTTCCATAACGTATTTCTTTTGTCCGTTGCTATCTTCATAAGAACGTGTTTGAATACGCCCCTCTACGAATAAGCGGTTTCCTTTTCGGTAATTTCCTACTGCTTCGCCTAGCTTTCCCCACGCTACACAGTTTACGAAAGCAGTTTGTTCTTTTGTTTCATTTGTTGTGGAGTCAATATAGGTGTTTGTTGCTGCTACCGTAAAAGTTGCCACCGCACGGCCAGATTGTGTGTATCGCACCTCCGGATCACGTGCTAAATTACCTAAAATTTGTACTGTGTTCATTGTTCTATCTCCTTAAATTCAACTTAAACTGCCTACTTGTCGTCATCGTTTAACTGCAATTCAACCATATCTGCCATAGCCAAATATACTTTTTCATGCTTATTCCCATTATGCGTCTCTTTTACTTTTGCTCGGAATTCAATGATTGTTCCAAAGAAACACCCGCATACTACCTTGATTGTTTTGTCTCGGCATTTAAAGAATGTTGTGAACCGATTGTAACGACCAGCTCCACCAATAACCATGTAATCATCATCTTTTTTCACCTCAGCATTGCCGGACACCCAAGCATCGCCGGACACCCAAGCATTGCCGGACTGGCTTAAATTTTCTTCGCATTCAATCCAACCACCAATTTCACCAGCAACTACACAACCGAAATTTATAATTGCTCTGATTTGCTTAAAATTAATACCAAATACAACTTTAGTTTCTCCTGTAAATTCATATTTCTTTTGTTCATTCATTTGTGTTTACCGCCTTTTTAACAATTCATTTCAGCACCCCTAGAATTTTTGCTTTATATTCTTCTGCTATATCCGCCTTTTCAACCAACCCTTTTAAGTCAATCGGTTCAAACCTTTCAACTTCAACCAAATGCCCATTATCAAGCATCTTAACTTCTGTTTGAGGTGGCATATTGAGTTCTGCCCTTTTCCGTGCTTCCGATAACAAGCCATTATTTTTGATACTTTCCGCAATTTCTATGCGTTTTTCTTCACGCTTTACCAGTTGTTCATAAGCCTTACAGAATTGACTCATTGCCGCGCTTTCGTTATAGCTTTGGCAATTTCTTGGATCAAAGAAACGCCATATTGTTTTAGCAGCAAGCCTTGTAATACCTTCAAGTTCATTAAGACCTTTTTCATACCCAAAACTACTAGCAACTTTTCTGACTTCTTCCCATGCATTTTGCGCTATCAATCGTTCCTCTTTGCCGTTTACATATCCGGATATTTCTGCCGCTTTTTTTCGGATAGTTGCAACGGCCGGAACGAATTCACATGTATTAATGCATTGCTTGATTGCTTCGGCCAAAGTTACCGGGTTGATATCCTCCAGCATATAGGCGTACATTTTAACCTTTGTATTGTCAATATTCGGATATATCAATAGTTGGCCCGTAGCTTTCAATATTTCCGGTTTCATCTGTTCCCCTTTCTACTGCATCAATTAGTGCGTTTAATTCTGCAACCTTTCGTTCTGTATCCGTCATGGTTGCCATTTCATTACTATTCAAATATGTATCAAAGTGGCTTGGCGCGAATAGAGTTTTAGGTGTTAGATACTTTTCTAGTTTTGTACCTTTCCACTCACGGCATTTTTTATCAATGACTGTTTTAAAATCATCAACGGTATAGCCTTCTTTTAGTCGTGATCTAATTGCCTGTACATATGGTTTAGTTGTAGGTTTAAACTTTGAACCTGTTTTTAGATTAAGATATTCGATAATTTCAAAGTGAGATTTATCTACATCGTCATGTGAAACATGACTATGTATTATCTCTATCTCTTTCTCTATCTCTTTCTCTAACTCTTTCTCTATCTCTCCGTAACCGTTTTGTAACATTGGTGTAACATTGTTACACTCTAATTGTTCTTTTTTTGCTCTGCACTTACGCATTCTGCTAGCCGCAGCAGTTTCGCATCCAGTACTATCTTTTGTATCAGGCAAGTAGTATTCTTCATCGGAACACATTTCAAGTAGTCCACTTTTAAGTAAGTATTGTACAGTGATTTGTACATTCTCTTCCTTTTCATCAAGATCTAATGCGAGCTCTGATGCAAAATCATCTTCAAGTCCATCAAAGTAAAGTTTTCCATCACTCATGATTGAACGTAGTAACATTTTGAGATAGATAATTGTATAGGTATCACCACCTGCAATCTTTCTTAATCGTTTAATTTCTTTTCTTTGGAAGAAGTCTTTGTGCAACTTCAACCAAAAGTATCGTTTAGGTTCGCTCATATGCTAACCATTACTTTTACCAACGCTGGCATATTTAACATTTGGGTTCGTTTGATTAATCACATCTAATACATCCTTTAGCTCTGTAATTTCTTTTTCATTTACTTTGTATTCGGCTTGTGTTTGTTCTAATTTCTCAATGCGTTTCTTAACATATAGTTCAACAACATCAATTCTTTTCATATTGTTTCATCCTTTCCATAATGATTGTTTCTAGCTTTAATTTGGTTTTCTTTGCAAATACTCCGTGTGCTAAGTTTTCATGGCAATATCTACACAAACACGCTAGGTTATTTAATTCACTTGTACCGCCTCTACCCCTAGGCAATATGTGGTGTACCTCTGTAGCAGGTGCGCCACATATTACACAACACGGATAGCCATCTATACTATCTCGTTCGATAGCTTGTGGTCTTGTTATTTTGTAAAGTTTATCGTCATTCCTTTTTCGTTTGTTCATTCCCCCACTCCTTAACCAACGATTGAATGTAATCGCTATCATCAAGTTTTATTCCAAGCTGGTTGCACTCATCAACCAAGCAATCAATAAGCCTTTGCATCTCTGCAACTGTGTATACACTACTTCCGTGGTAGCACATTACATTGTGATAACCTTTTAGGTTTTTACATTCGCCCGCATCTTCTGCTATCCATCCGATGCCGTGTGCTTGCCATATCGTTATGTAGCGTTCGACTGCATCCTCACGGACTGGAACATATGTGAAATGTCCACAGTCCTTTATAGCTTTTTTGTACACATCTTCTTTTGTTGTGTAGCTATTTTTGCTTAACTCAACTGCAATCTTCTGTGCTATAAGCCAGCAATAAGAATTGGCATTTAGACTTCTTGATTTAGTTTTGCGTTTGATTTCTACTGTGTATTCTTTGTCAGTAGTAATCTTTGATAGATCATTGTCATGTGGTGCTGGTATTACTACCATTACACCTAGTGTCGAACGTAATAGTTCAATACCTTTTACGCTCCATTTCATAGCGACATTAACCAAGATTTAACTTGCTTTAACTCTGTTAGGTCTAACATTTTTGAAGATGATTTGTTGAAAGTTGTTTTTATGTAAGATGCTACCATTTCATTTTGAACACCTTTCACTTTTACAAGTTCTGTTACTTCATGTAGTATTTGTTTTGTTAATTCTGTTTCATTGTTACTTTGTGCATCATCATCTTCATCCCAAGCCACACCAAGAATAGAGGATAAGGAATATCGGCGTGCATATGTAACAACGCTACCTACACCTTGCGGGTCTTTCTTCATTAATGGCAATGTGAATGGGTCGCTTTCAAACCACTCACCGCTGGTGTGCAACAGAACAGTAACAACAGTTACTTCCTCTTTTGATGTTGATGGTACTTGCAAGAATGACAAGCCATTTTCTGAAAGTACTGGTCTTACTGTTTGTAGTAAACTATCAAGCGTTACATATTTCGCTTTTAAAAAGGCATTTTCTTTTGTGCGTTCTGGATCAGATACTTCCGATTGAAATTTAGCTAGTGCCTTTGCTATCTCTGTTATTGTTTCGCTTTTATTCATTAAATCTCACTCCACTCCACACCTAACTTAATCAACAAATCATTGATTGCTTTCCGTTGTCTTGCGTTAATATTTTTAACAACATATGTTACTGTTTCTGTTTCATCTACAAATGGTGTAACTTCTAATGCTGTATCTTGTTCTATAACTCGTTCTACTGGTTCTTGTGGTTTTTTCGCTTTGAGTTCAATCTCTAATCGTTTTTCAAACTCTGCAGCGATAACACTATCAAGTTCACCAAATGGAACATTATCTACACAATGTTGAATTTCTTCATATTGAATTGGTGTATCTAGTGCATAGTTTTGATTAAATAAGTCAATTTTCATCTTAATCATTTCAACTTTTTCAGCTTGCATACGTTTTAGATCATCATCATTTTGTTGTTGTTCTAATACACCTTTCAGCATTTCTTCAACAGATAACGCTACATCGGACATCTTAGCTGTTTTGTTTTCCCACCATTTATGGTTTGGCATAACTCTGTTTTTATATTCTTCCCTAATGCCTAATGAGTGTGCTTTATCTTCAACCATTTTCAATACTGTTTCTTTACGTTTCATCATCTCTTGTTGTTCAAATTCACCAATTTGATTTGCGATAGGGTTTTCCACTCGGCTTACAACTGCAAGCACCTGTTCTAACTCTGCGGTAAATGTATTGTATGGAATTTTTAACTCACGTTTTTTATCCGTACCAAATCGTGTCAGCTTAGTACGGATAGATACAATCTCTTTTAATACCGACTTCATCTCTTTTAGGTTATCTTCTGTAACAACTAAGCCGTTATACTTTTCTAGTTTTTCTTCAAGGTACTTCGCAAGTTCTGCGTTATTCCATGTCATAGTTAAATTGCTATCAATTACTTGTGGCTCGATAGCTGGTTGTACAATTACATCAACTGCTTCCATTTATTTCTCCTTATACTTGTGTTAAAATATAAATAGAGTAATTTTATATTTTCTCTACTAAGTCCGCTGAACTTCTTCTACTTTTCACCAGCGGACTTTTTCATTTTTATAAAACTCTATTTCTTCTTCCCATTTACTGCTTAGTATCCACATCGTTACACCTAACATACTCTGACAAAAGAATGTCCACATATCGATGTTGTCTAGTTCTAAGCTACCCATACCACCAATAACTAATATTGCTGATATGATTTTCATTCCATTACACAACTTAATCATTTAAATCTCCTGTAATCACTAGCATTTGGCTAGTGATTTTTCTAATTTCACCTCTTAGATACCGATTTTCTGATTGCAAGCGTTCGTTTTCTGTTTGCAATTGTTTATATCTGACAATGTTAAACTCCGTTGTCAGCCCTGCTAATTTCTCAACCTCATTCCGGTTGAATTTCACGCCGGGTATCGGTAACTGGTGTAACTTGCCCTCATTTCTGAGGTTATATACCGCTGTTTCTGATATCGACAGTAACGCAGCAACCTCTTTAACTGTGTAAACTAATTTTTCCATAGAATTCGTCCATACATTCTCCTTTTTATAAAAAATAATCAACTGTTACACCGAAATAATCGGCAATTTTTTTTAGCGTATCTACGCTAGGTTTTGAACGACCTTTTTTGTAGTCAGTCATTGCTGCCGTAGAAATGCCCGTAGCTTTACTTAATGCATATGCAGTTATGCCATGCTTTTTTAAAAGCTTTTCAATTTTTCCATACATCTTGCTATATCACCTCGATTCTGATATATTAAAATTAACTAATATTTATTAGCTAATTTTTACGTGATTTATAATCTCGTTTTCATTAGCTATCTCGTAATTTCATAATATTATGTTTTTGCGAGAATGTCCAATTAAACGTTTATAAAATTTCTTAAAAGAGATTAAATCATGAGCAACAAAAACATATATAGTAAGATAGAAGCTCTATTGAGTCAACATAATATAAGTGCGTACAGACTTTCTAAAGATACTGGAATTTCAACGGCATCACTTACAGATTGGAAAAAGGGGCGCTCAAATCCTAAAGCAGATAAAATACAAATCATAGCGGATTATTTTAACGTTCCTATCTCGTATTTTTTAGATAGCACTGAGCAAACAAAAGAGGTACCACCTATTAAAAGTGATGCCTTAAATGTTGACTTCAAAAATGTGAAAGTGATGTTCTATGGGGATTATGAACTTACTGAGCAAGAGAAGAAAATGGTTGAAAATGTGATTAAAGGGGTTATTTCATCACGTAAAGATGAAAGGAATAAAAAATAATTATATAGGGGTGTAGTATGAAACGAATGTATCCTATTGTGTTAGATATTATTAAAGAAAATCGGTCGAATGACCCGGATGTTATTGCCAAGAATTTAAGAATTAGTGTTCATTATAGATCACTACCAAAGCATCTAAAAGGACTGTTAATAAAAACACCTTTTTCAAAGGATATTGTTATTAATTCAAAAATAGACATCAACCATAAAAAGGTTGCTTTGGCGCATGAATTAGGTCATGTTATATTGCATAAAGGCGGATACAACTTATTTGATATTGACCTATTAACCGATAGAGATAAAAAAGAAAAGGAATATCAAGCAAATAAATTCGCTTTTTTATTAGTAGCGCATACCTGTTTAAGAAATTCGCCGAAAATGATTGATAGTATCCGTAACGAAAAGGAACTAACTTTTAACGATACGATAGAGTTGCTTAAAATATTTGAGCGTACAGGTTGTTATATTTAGGGGAAATAATCATGAAAGTAAATCGTAAGGAAATACAAGATGAAATGATAAATATTACATTTGGGACTTATTTATTTACATTTCTATTTGCTGGAATATTTTTCATCATAGTAGAAAATAAGGGCGATACTATAGGTATTTTTATATCTGGTATTTTATTCTGGTTAGGATATTTGTTAATTAGATTTATCAATAAAAAACAAAGTACAAAGTTTTTAGATAATTTAGAAATGAGAGAATACTATGCAATACAATATCAGCGTGAGGAAGAAAGATAAGGGTTTCCAAATAATTGTGTCGTATAAAGACGGCTACAAGTGGCGTCAAAAGTCAAAGCAAGGCTTTAAGACAAAACGTGAAGCCAAGGAATACGGCCACGTCATACTCAAAGAGTTAGACAAAACCGTACTCTTAACCAAAGATACAGAATTGAAAGACTTAACTTTCAAGGAATTTGCGGATATGTTTCTTGAAATAAAAAAAGGCCACGTTACGCACAATACATTAAATATGTACCGTCATGCCGTGGATGCCTACAGTTCTATTAATAATATTAAATTGTCTGACATCAAACCATTACATATTCAAAATGTAGTGAATAAAATGCTCTCTTCACCTACTACCATTAATTCATACTATAAAGTGGTTAGTCGTATATTTTATATAGCAATCAACCCCTACAAGATTATTATTGATAACCCATGTACTGGTGTTAGGCTGCCGCGCGTGGAACGTAAGAATGCGATCCATACTATTTCCGATGAGGATTTAAATAAATTTGCAAAATATATGAGGGAAAAATATCCACAAGCCTATTACTTTTTACAAATTGCTAGATATACTGGTATGCGATTAAGTGAAGTATACGGTCTAACGTGGAACGATATAGACCTAGAAAATCGCAAAATTTCCGTCAATAAGCAGCTTCAATATGTCAAGGGTGTAATTACCTTTGAAAAAACTAAAACGGCGAATTCGGTGCGAATTTTGCCAATTCCGCCTATATTGGTAAATATACTCATGGAATACAAATCACATGAGTTAGAGTTTGAACATGACCTTGTATTAAACCCATATAAAAAGAATGGGGTTAAATGTCAAGTCAATACATACATAAAACAATTCGGAGATAATCTATCAGCACATAGCCTTAGGCATACCTATGCCACAAAGCTATTAGCGAATGGCTTAGATGTGAAAACAGTATCATCATTACTTGGAGATACACCAGCTATGGTGATGAAAACATACTTGCATT